CCTTTGATTTTTTGCGTGGGTGATCTACCTTATCATTCTTCATAATTTTAAGTTCTGTTAATTCTTCAAACAAAAGTTCTATAGCAGGCATAGCCAAACGCTCTTCATACACAAGCATAGCCATATCCTCATAGTGCTTTTTTGCTACTGATACTGTTTCTGTTCTCATGCCTACCGCCTGTAATTCATTTTGAATATCAAATGATTGCCAACGGTCAAATGTAACTAATCCAATGTTAAATCCAAGCCTGCGTAGGTTTTGTATCCACTGCTTTACTTCAGATAGGTTTACTGGACCTTCTACCTTTGGCTCCCACCATGCTACTGCATCTACAACTACTACAGGAGATATTTGCTCATAGTCTTTAATTACCTGCACATTAACCCACTTCTCAACATGTGCAATTGCAACAGCACATTTGTCATGTTTTTGTGCAAGGTCAGCATGAACATAATAAACTTTATCTGGATCTGGCTTAAAGTTTTCTTCAAATCTTCTGAATGTATCAAGAGGATTTCTAATACTCATACAGGCTCTTACTTTATCTGTCATGAAGGCAATCTTAAAGTCATCAATCTTTCTAGTTGGATTAACTTCCCAAGTAGGTCTTTTAAGAGCAAAAACTCCAGGGTATTTATAAGACTTAATATGATCTTCATCCCAACTAATATCAAACCAATTATCTTTATCATCTTCTGGAATTAATGGATTGATTATAAATCTATGTGTCTTTGATACTACTTCTTTTTCAGCAATTACTGCTTCATACCGCTCAGAAATAAAGTCTCCGTTATATCTTGGAAATGAAAGAAGAACTACTTTGCCAAGATCTGGGAAGCGAGAATCTACTGAGCCACGAAACGCTTTGTAGATATTGTCAGCAGTTTTTCCTTGTTCATTACCTGTTGCCACTTCAGATGCAAAGCCTGAAATCTCATCAAGAACTGCAAGCAAAAGGTTTAAACCTTCATGTGATTCTCTTTCTGAGTGACCAGAATAAACAGTTACAGATTTTTCAAAACTAATAGAGTCTACTTTTGCTTCATACTTACCAGCAAACCATGGTGACTTTTCAATCTTTGTTTTAAAACCTTTAAAGAAAACATTCTTAGCCTGTTGAGCGTTAATAGCAACATTGATAAGATCTATTGCATCTCCACTTGGTTTTCCGAAATATCTTGCAGGATCTTTAAGACATAATAACTTATAGACAATATAAGCACAGGCAACAGTAGAGGTAAAGTCCTTCCCACTACCCTTCCCAAGTTGTAATATGATTTCGTTCTTTGTGTATTTTTCATAATATCTTGCTCCTTCTTCATCACCCATTAACATTTGTAAATCTTCTTTACGATAAATCTGACTCATTGCTTGAACTATGTCATATTGAATATCTGATAGACCAGGTTGACCCAAATAGTCTGGGGACTCAACAAATGTCTTTGCGTCTACTGGGGTTTCTTCAAAATGATTATCGGCAAGGGCTTCAAGAAAATCATCAAACATCATGGACAATTGTAATCACTTCATCCTTTTTTGCAATGTCAGAAAGTCTACGCATAATTTCATCACGAATCTGTGGATATTCAGATGCAATATCTCTAAGAATTCCCATTAATACTTCTTGCTTCTTTTCTATTTGCAACATTTCTTCTGCAAGTTCTTTATTTTCTAATAGCCCTGCTTTTTGCAACATATCAATTCTTTTAGATTCAATATCCATAACTAGTTTAATAGCCTGAGTTTTTGCGCTTAAATTATTGTTTAAACTTGCCTCATCTATTACTTCGTATGATTTAGAAATTAGTTTATTGTAATGTGCATCTGCCACAGCCAATGCTTCTTTGGCACGAGACCTAATAGCATCATTTGCAGATGCCATAACCTTCCATTCATTAATGTGTTGAACTACACGAGTTCTTGGAATAGCAAGATCTTTAGAAATTTTAGTTGCATCATTTCCTTTTAGGTACTCTCCAACTACACTATTTATTTCATCTAAGTGCTTTACTAAATCTTGTTCAGTCGACATGTCCGTATGCCTCTAGCCTTTCTAATTCTTTTGCTTTTGCTATTTTTAACAAAACAAGATATCCAATAAGATCATCGATATCGTTATCACCAACATATTCTGTACCACGCATTATTCTACTTAACTTATCATCGATACGAACATGGAGTTGCTCTCTTGCATCTGCTTTACTAAAAATACGAACTGGCTCTAATGCAGAGTTTCCATATGCGATGTTCTTTTTGACTAGCATGTGGGCAATCTCATGACAAGAGTCATATATTTCTCTACCAGCAGAGGTTCCTACTGTAAGAAGATAAAGATCCTGGCAATTAAATCTTTTCATATCTGGGAATACTGGCTCTAAACTCATCGCTTTGACTTCCTTAATCCAAATTTGGCTAGGTAAACATATATGGTTTCCACGCTTACCCCGCATTCTTTTGCTATGGCTTCTGGAGATTTCTTATCAATATGAAATCTTTTTTTAAGCCATAGTTCATTTGTATATAGTTTAGCACCCATAATCTCTCCTGTCAAACCGCCTTATCCCAATTATTAATAGCCCAATGCCCGATGCCTGCTGAGTCTGCAACATCATTATCTTCTATTTTTTTATCATAAATAACATCTAATAATTTTATTGTTCTTTGTTTTCTGAAGTCTCTCTCATAAGATTTATACCAAGAAAGGGACTTGCCTGGATTTGCAGATCTAATCTGTAGTTGTTCTTCTTTAGTTAGTTTTTTATTCCCAAGATATGATTGCCATGTTATTGGGGATACTTTGCCAATTATATTAACTCCCGCCAAACCTGCGCCACCTATGATTGCACCCTGCACAAGAGCAAGGTCTGCTGCAGTTTTCGGGGAATTCATAAAAACAGTATGCTCAATAACAATAGCCTCTACAAGATTATAATATTGAAACAAAGCCTTAGTCTTTTTGTTAGCGTCAATTACTTTCTGATAAATATCTTTACCGTCAAAAATAATTTTTCCATGATCTGATAAATTTTTATAGGAATAAATTGTAAAGGCTAAACTATTAGTACTTGCATCAATAGCACATATGACCCCAGGCTGAGTCGATAGATCTTGCCTAAAGTATCTATCTGTTTCTTTTGCTTTGGTCATTTCCCATTCCTTTAATTTGCTTTAATGCTTTTTTAACATCATTAGGATTAATGCTGCAATTATTGCAAAGTGGCTCATCGTTATATATTGATAACTTAGAGCCACAATGCTTACACTCCCTGTTCTTTCCTCTTCTTTTCTGCCTTCTAGATTGAATATATCTTTGTGTTATTTTTTCTTTGGTTGCTTGTTCTCTACATTGCTCAGAGCAATATATTTGATAAGAAATATTTGAATCAAAATTTTTATCGCACCAGTTACAACTTTTCATCTTCCAGCAACTCCAGAGGTTTAATTTTAATTACCCCTGTCTCTGCTTCAGCACATGCTTTTTGTATTGGACATTCTTTGCATATCTTAGAATTGGACCTGTAAGGTTTTTGTGGTAACTCCTGCTTCTTCCAACTCGCATATACTTCTCTCATCCAATCAAATGCCTGGTCTACCCACCGACGGAAATGATCATTCATTACAACTGGCAAAGTTAATAGTTCATGATTATTTTTATTTTCATAAATCATTACACCTTTGTCAATTTTCCATAATCGCATATAAATTAGTAGTTGCATAAGATGACCCATCTTAGACTTTCTACTTTTCTTTTTATATTCGAATCCTTCATTACTTATTGTTTTTATTTCTCCAATAACTCTTTCGTCATTTATATTTAGCATTACATCGCCATATCCAAGGAAGGGAGGATTTTCTGCCTCTACTCTAAACTCCATTGATGGATGTGTTTGTTTGTTAAAAGTTCTTGGCTTAGGATCCATAACCATATCTTTATCAAGAAGCCCAGATAGTTCTATTGCCTTTTGAATTCTTTCATGACCATAGGTTCCATTATTTCTATTGGCAACCCCGTAGGCGGTTGAGTTATCAAATGCAGGAGCACCATCAAACATCATGTACCAATATCTTGGGCATTCACCAGCACCATATGTTAATCCAGAAGGAGAAAAATTGCTCTTCTTTGTAAACTTTGGTTTTGCTTGTGCTAAATATCCAGACTCTATCTTTTCAATCAAGCCATCAATAAAAGAAGTATCTTCAACTCTTGTGACGGTTTTCTTTTTTGATGAATCTTTTATCATTACTTCTTTTAGTAAATTTTTCATTATTATCCTTTGTTTGTATAATTATATCAGATATCAGCGAGTAATGTATTTTAGAGCAGACACAAGATTGTTTATAGACTCTGCTGCGGTATAATAAATATTCTTTTTCCCACGGTCTGACTTGTCCACATTAGCCATCCAAGTAGCCTTAAAAGCCATCTTTGCTGCGATTGCTTGCAGCCTAACAATTTCTACAGTAGCCACATTCATAGGAATGTCTGGCTTTATAATAAGTTTAGCAATAAATGTTAGAGCAGTAGTTAGTTCCTGGTCTTCCATATACTCTGCTATTTCTGTTAAACCATTAATCATTTCAAGTGTTGTATTATTTTGTTCCATTATTCACCATCTGTTCTAGTAGTTCTAACTCTATTATAGCAAGTCTGGTCTTTTTGTTTCCCTCGCCAAGTACCACAACTATGGCTGGATCGTTGCCATTTCGTATTGCATCTGTTGTAGCCTTAGCCCATACATCCTGATTTAGTGTAAAAGATTTTGAGTTCTCTTTAAAATCAACAGTAAAGTTTTCCCAAGTAGCGTCGCCCTTTTTAGTATTTCTACCAGAATTCTTATGCTTCTTGGCACCTATTCTTTTACTTTCATTTGCCTCACTCATGTTTTTTAACCTTCTTATATCCTACCTTAAATAATTGAACTTCTGATAAATGTTTATCTTGACACATCCAGGATGCCATCCCAGTTGCTGGATAAACTCTTATTGTCTTTACTTCTTTTTTGCAAGTCTTACAAGGAAACTTTCCTTCATAAATTGTGTATTTATCCACTAATCTTAGTCTTAATCATTTCTTGTAGATCAAGATCCTCTCTTACTTTATTAATAAATCCTTCTCTGCCCTGCACCTTTGTGCCATCTGGAAGCAAATACCAAGCACCAGTGCGCTCTACGATACCCATTAACTCAGCAGTATCGACTAGATCTCCCACACTATCCACGCCAAGATTGTCACCTCTAAAATAGAAATCATACTCGCCAGACTGAAAAGCAGGAGAAGTTTTTGAAAACTGTAATTCCCATCTTACTTTTCTACCAATCTTTTCCTCAATGACCTTATCGCCAACATGGATCTTTCCTTTCAAGGCTTGGTTTTCTGATTCAGATGAAAACAATTTAATTACAGTAGAAGAATAAAACTTAGTGGCCTGACCACCTGTTGGTTGTTGACTGGTATACATTGCATTAATATTATTTCTTGATTGAGAAATTAAAATAAATAAAGTTGGCTTAACCTTATTGTTTGCATAGTTAATCATTTTCCATGCGTTACTAAAATCACGAGATTCAGCGCCAATCTGTTTTGTATTTTCTAATGCCTTAAGTTCATCAGAATCTTTTTCAAAATAAATGGCAGGAAGCAATGACGTAATGCTATCTACAACAATAACATCTACACCAGCCTCCATAAGTTGAACGCCAACATCTACCATTTCATTAATGGTTCGTGCTTGGGATACGATTAACTTTGCAGTATCAACACCAAGTTTTCCTGCCCAATCTTTATCATAAGACATTTCTGCATCAATCCAAGCACAGATCTTTCCTTCTTTTTGTGCTTCTGCAATAATTTGTAAGCATAGGGAAGACTTGGCACTTGATTTACTGCCCCATACAAGTACTTGTCTACCGTATGGTAGTCCGCCATTTAGTGCTCTATTAAGTCCAAAACTTGGAGTCTTTGCATACTCAGTCTTCGGCACCTCGTCTCCAACTAATATATTTTTCCTTAGTTTAGGGTTTAATTGTGCTAATACATCTTCAAGGCTAACCGACATTTATATCCTCCAATATTACTGTACCGTCTTTAGTTTTACCTAATTCAAATTTATACGCATGGCCTTCTTCAATCTTCATATATGCCTTAGCAAAGGCAGTAGGAAATACTGTTACTGGATGAAGTTCTCTAGATGTATCTGCTAGAGTCAGCGATGCCATTTTCTTTCCTGCTTTCGTTATCCTAGGTTTAAAGGATACCACAAACAACTCATCATCTTTGTATGGAAGCATTCTATAGTTTAAAAATTTAATTAATGCAGCATCTGAATTTTTTATTTCGTCCACAGGAATAGCACTAACAATTCTATTATCAGAACAGAGTGTAATATAACTTCGTCCAGCCTCAATTGTAGTTTGCTCTTCATCAAATACACCTATACTTCCTGTTTTATCTAATATCTCAACACGAGACCAACCCTTGCCACGCTTAATACCCTTAACCATTCCCATAAGAATGAATGATCCCTTTTCTTCAAAATCTTCTACTGGATTAATAAAGGCATGATAGTGTGATGGAACTGTTTGTGTAAATTCTGGCAACCCCAAATACTCATAAAGATTTTCACGAATTTCATTATCATTTCTTGGATTGTCTGGAAATGTAGCAGCACCAATAATTCTTAAGGCTTCTAATGCTCTACTGTTTACTCCATTTCCTTTCGTAAACGTGAAATCTCTAAGTGCCTCAAAAGACTTAAAAGGTCGTGCTGATATATAGCGTTCTGCAATCTTATCAGAGAT